GAAACGTCATCAATCTCATCTGCGTCTGCATTTAGACCGTAATCAGATGTCAGATAATCACGCAAAGCAAGCGCGGGATTGCTTGAGAATGTAGTCGCCTGTGTTGTGGGGTTGTATAGTTTTTTGCCACTGACAACAAAGCTGATGGAAGGCTCGCCATTAGGGTAGGCGTCGGCGTCAAACTCTAACTTGACATAAACATAGGCAACGCCAGACAGCGTATGTGCGCCCGTCCACTTCCCCGATGAGGCCGCCATCAACTGCGGGTCAGCTAACTGGTCGTCAGTCCCAACGTGACGATAGACAAATGCCTTACCAGAATATTGCGACGGTGATGTGACCTCGTTAAGTTCTGCGAATTTGCTCGTAAAACCAAGCTCTACGTCGTCAAAGTAAACCTCATCAATCGCAAAAACCTCATGCCCAGCAATGGCAATAATCATGTGGAGATATTTATCTTCATCCGTTGTCTGTTTATAGACAATCACACCGCCAACTTTTGTTTTGCCGTAGATTACAGCGTGAGGCGCAGCCGGGCTGACACCCGAAACTTGATAGCCGCGCACGCCCTTGTCCATTGATGGGGTATCCGGGGCAAGTGCTTTGCCAAGTTCGGACAAGGCATAGACGGCGGCGAAGTGATAAATCGCACTGCCAAAAATGTAAGCAGCGGACGCAGTGGTCAATGTGCTAATTAACGCAACAGTCGCGCTAATCGGGTCGGCAAAAGCCGAAGTGGTTGTGAGCAGCATGGGAACAAGGTATTTCAGCATCAATCAACACTCCAAAAAATATCTGTTTCCAATGGCTGCACAAAGTCTAAACCCTGTAGTGTGAGAAAAGCAATCTTGTCAGAGACAACTACGCCAAAAGCATGCCCAAGAACGGTGTCGCCTTCTAGGTGTCTTGCCGCAATACTGCCTCTCGACATACTAGCGCCTCTGGCTAGCTTGCTGTCAATCGCCTCAATGATGCTGGCGTGGCCTGTCTCTTTAAGCAGTCTGCCATAGTGCATCTTTGCTTCATACGCTGTCGCATATTTGCCGAACCACTCATCCGCCAAGAACTCACCCTTTAAAGCGTGATGACAGGCATTGATAAAGGTGAAACAATCGTTGACGCTCCAAACCATAGGCTCGTCGCGGAGGTTCTCAATCATCTCGTTTAGTCTAGCTTCCCAGTCCTCGTGTCTCATCACCGACCCCACTGAAATTTCTTGGCTTGTAAGTCTTCGACGAAATCAAACCCACGGTCGTTCGGAAACCGCGAGCGTTGGTTCTGGCTCGTATACCTTCGCTCGCGCGGACGCTGTAAATCAATCAGTCGGCTTTCGACATAAACGGCGATTGAACTGCTTTCCGCGCCCTCGTCGATGTTCATTTGGTCGATGTAACCTGAGAAGATTTCAGCCATTACATTTACTGGTGAGACGGTATTGGTGTCAATATATGCACCCGTCTCCGTCAAAATGTAATCGTCATTTTCTTGTTGCAGAAACTGAGACGCATTGTCCTTGATACCGAAATATATTTTGCACTTCCGCCCTTGGTATGGCTCTCGTATCGCAAGGCTAAGAAGGTCAGATGGTAAACCAGAAAGCGTCAGAGTTGCGCCTTTGGCGGAAACGTCTAGCGTCTCATCGACGGACGAAATCTGTATCATCTGCCCACTTCCTACATATTTCTTCTCGTTGAGTTCGACCTCGCCAAGTCCAGACCAAAAACGAAGTGTTGATGTATCAAAAAACAGTTCAATGGCGAAGAAAACATCAACTGTCGGGGCTTCAACCGCATCGCTAAACCCGACAGGAATATCGCGGCTCATGCTATCGCCTCAACCGCAGCAAGGTTAAACCGTAATGCGTGACCTCATTGATTGACCAGTTTGTTTCATTAGTCGCCAGACGAAATACACCTTTGGCGTTAGATACGACAACCACATTCCCCGGAGCCTCATTAGATGGGGCTGTTCTGATAGAGGGATATAGGTCAATCACGCCGATGCCACTTGCGTTAGTGTCAACATCGTTGAGAACCTTATGCAGCGTTGCTGAGACGCTTGTGCCTAGCTGAATATAATCACCCGCCAAAAGGTAGCCATCAACATCTGCTGGAAGGCCAGAAACAGTCAAGTCATCGCCCGTCTGCCCTGCGCCGTTGACAACAGGTGTGCCAGGTGTCGTGGCAGCAGAGCCTCGCGGCGTTGCGGCAGATGGGTCGCCTAGCAGGAATGTTCCTTCCATACCCTTTAGCTTAATTAAGAAGGACACCCACTGCTCGCCCTCGGCGCGGGTCATCGGAGGCAAGCTAATCTCCGCCTCAAGCATTTGGCCACCGTGGGAAAAGACCTGCTCCTTGAACGTGAATGGTGAGCGTGACAGACCAACGGCATTTCTAGCGCGTAGGTTAATCGAGCGAATACCTGAGACAGTCGGTAGAGTTAGTGGATAAGCAATAGACATTAGAAAGCCTTACTGAATGAACCGCCACGGCGGCGAGCATCTAACACGGCGGCTTTCGATGCTTCTGCGATTTGCGGCATAAGTTGTGTAATCTCAGCGCGAACAGTCTGAGACACTCCCGTGGAAATGTTGATGCTCTGGTTGACTGTTGTGCCACCGCCTCCACCCATCTGATTGTTCGGAACAATAGCCCCTGACGAGCTTGGTAAAAACAACTCAGGGCCTCTTTCGCCTACAATAGTGGCTCGCCCTCGCTGCATCGTCCCACCAATAGCTGCGACTGGTGTCGGGCCAAAGAAGCCTCCAAGCGCACCACCCAAAGCCCCAGTGATGCTTTTCTGTATCATAATTTTCAGTAGGTCATTGATTATGCTTGCGGCCATGCTCTTGAATGCCTCTTTGGCAGACTTAGTCCCGTTCACTACGGACACTAGACTATCTGTCAAACTGTTGACGCCTTTTAGAGCGACATCTGCTAGGTTTGCCTTAACGTCTTTGGAGGCTTCGGAGAAGCCCTTTAACTTAGCAACAGACTTATCAAGTGCTGTCTCCATTCTCTCGATGCCCTGCGCCGCGCCTTCGCCGCCCTGTCCAACCTTGTCAACCTCGCCACTGACAGAATTGTATGCGTCAGCTATGGCACGCATCTTTTTAGCAGCTTCTGAGCCAAACGCTTCTTCTGACATCTTACTAAACATAGGAAGCGTGGCGAAAGTTTTGTTAAAGAACTTAGCAAACGCGACTTGCAGAACACCCAAGTTCTCAATCAGCCTAGCGAAAGACACTAATATGACTTGGGTTATGACCTTGGCAATAGACGCGAGGGCAGGCAATACTGCAACTGTGATTTGCTGCCCTATGGAGACGAAAGTTCTTTTCAATTTGTCAAAAAGGTCGTTGGCTTTCTCAACAGATTTGGCTTGGGGGCCAGTTAGCTCAATACTTAACTTGTTAAACTCTGCGCGAGTTTCTGCCAACTGCGCCGAGCCATCTTGCAGCATGTTGACCATGCCAGCACCAGAGCGACCAAACAAATCCATCGCGATGCGGACGCGGTCAGCAGGAGCCTTGATGCCTGTAAAGCCGTCAGCAACCTCGCCTAGCAGGGTGTCCGAATCCTTTAATGTGCCATCATTGTTAGTGAGACTAACGCCAAGAGCCTCGAAAGCCTTGACGCCCGTTCCTACACCACCAGAGGCTTCAGAGATTGACTTGTTGAACTTCTCAAAACCCTTGGCCAACTCGTTCGCATCTGTGCCTGTTTGAGACGCGGCAAATTGCAGTGTCTGTAGTTGGTTGACGGTTACGCCAAGGCGAGATGATTGTTTAGCGAGGCTGTCGATATCTGATGCCAGCTTCTTAACTCCAGCAGCAGTAGCGAGGCCAGTTAACGCGCCCTTGACACTAAAGATAGAACCTTTGACCTTATTCAATCCGCCTCTAACAGACGAAAATGCAGCCCTTGTTTTATCAAAGGCGACAATAGGAATTTTAAGAGGTGTTTCGGCCATCGTTTATATGCTCCAGATACGCAACCCATTCGACGAGTTCATTGTAGGGCATTTCTTCAATTTCGCCAATGGTCTTTCCAAGGCGGTCGGCCAAAGCGATAACCATCAGTCGGTCATCGCTTAGTCCTTTTTTACGTCATCGACCTGAGAGATATCACCCATGAGGTCACCAGCCACCGAAGAGACCACGCCAACAGGTTGACGCATAAGGACTGGCTTGTCGGCTATGTCGAATGCCTTGTTGCCCTCAGCGTCTTTGGCAATCAAGATAACCATATCGACGAGACCTTCGACGGTCATGCTGTTGAGGAAGTCAGGATGCTTGCGTTGAATTTTATTGAAGTCACCGCAGCTTAGTGGGGTGGCGAAAAGAACCAAAGGCCCGTTCTCGTCACCCCATTGTGCTACCTCGACACGCTTTGCGTCGAGTGTTGTCTTTGCGCTAATGCGCTCGCCTAGTGCAGACATAGTGCCACCCCTTGTCTGTTAAAGTTAAACGGTTGTTTCGGTCAGTGCGCCTGTTCCTTGAACGGACAGAGCCATCTCAACCATGCCATCAAAAGATGCAGTAACTGAGCGGCCAGTAACAATGCCAGAACCAGTGTAGTAAGTGTCGCCAGCTTCAGCACCTTCTGGGTATACAGAGAAGGTGACAGATGTGCCAGCATCAACTGCGTTCTGTGCAGTGTCTGTTTCGTCGAAGAAGACCTCGAAGGATGCGCTGAAAGTTGTCAAGCCAGCAACGTATGTGCGAGCAGAGTCGCCCATAGTTGTGTTCTCGATGGTCTCGCCAGAGCTTTCGATTGTGTAAGAGCGAATCTCGGATAAGGTATCGCTGCCGATTTTTACAGTGCCTTCACTGCCAGTATGAGTTGCCATGATTTATGCCTCGTTGGTTTGGGTTGCTTTAGGTTTTGGTGTTTTAGCCTTCACCTCGGCTTTTGGCTTGGCCTTATCAGTAGCCCAACCCTTCTTCAGAAGGTTCTCGACTTTGTCTTCCCAGACTTCAATTGCGTCAGAGCCTTTGTAAACTGTAACTCGCTTTGCCATAGTGTCAATCCTATACAGCAGTTTCGATATCGTTCTCGATTGTAGCATATAAAACTTCAACCGTAAAACTCCCAACACCGACAGGCTGGTCGCCCTCTCCTGCGTAAGTCGCTTCAAATCGAGTGAGCTTCGTATCCTTCGCATTGCCGCCACGAGTAACGTCTGCGGCAAGGGCTTCGGCGACCTCAACAGCAATCGTGTCGAGCGTGTCGTCGATGTTCGATGTGCCTTTGACATATGCCTCGACAGTAACGTCGAGAGAGCGCATCTGTGTGCGAGGTGTTGTCATCGTGGTGTATTCAACATCTTCGCTGTTGGTGTAGATGCAGAGACCCGAAACCTTGGCTTCAGCCAGTGGGTAGAAGCGCGTCTGATATACGCTCGAACCAGTCGTCGCCAGACCAGTCAAGGTCGTTGTGATGTTGTCTCTGATTGTCTTACGGACGTGAGCCATTACTGTTTCTCCAGAACCAGCGTAGTGACGCCAGTGCCATCAGGTTGGACAACAGTAACCCGATAGCTGACGCCAGAAATTACCATAGTGTCACCCTCAGCAGCAGATGACACAGAGGCTGTGGCACACTGGAATCGGGGCTGATTTATCGCGAATGCAACACTGCCGCCACTGTCAAGCTCAAGGTATTCTTGGTCGTAAATGCCGAGAACATTCGTGCTTGAGCCACCCTGCGGAGTATAGGACGCAGTAACCGCAAAGTCGTCAGCCTCAAAAAAGACTGCAAGTTCGGTTGCGGTTTCAACTGCCATTAGTCGGCCTCTGGGGTGTCGAAGTCTGTTACGGCTCGGTTGGCAACCTTCTTGGGTGCTTTTACTTTCTTAGGCTGCGGAGCAGATGTTGCCTCTACGCGACCCATTGCGACAAGCGAACTGCTTTCGTTCGTGTCGTTAATCTCTACCACGTCTCCAGCTTTGGCTTTGATGCCGCTTACGACTGTGTTCTTCAATACTAAATAAAACATATTTCCACCT